AAATGCTCAGTTCCCCGCTATTGTAGCGTCCTTCACCCCTTTCTGCAGGCTGCCTATCTTCGCTGAAAAGATACGCAATGAACAGAACTTATCTACGCCAGCTTCTTACTTTAAATATACACCGGCTTCTTATCACGGCAGAGGGCTTGTCTTCTGCCATGATAGAGGCTTTTCCATTGGTGTCCGCTGACAGTCTGCAGCCGACATCCTTTTTCTTCAATGAAAATCCCCCCACATATAAGGAGACATCGAAAAAGGCCCTTTCACTTCTTCAGCAGGAAATGAAGGCCCGTTCAGAACTCCAAGGTATAACCGTCACCGATGACTTCTCTTCTGACGAACTTCCTGAAGGCAGTATCGCCTATCACCGTATCTGGGGATTCATCACCTCAGATTGTCAGTGGTATTTCTCCTCCAAGCAGTTCGAACGGGACCTGCTTGCGGCAGAAGCCAATCCGGCCATAACCTGCCATTTCCTGCATGTGAACTCTCCGGGAGGGGAAGCATGGTATATGGACAGACTCAGTGAAACGATGCGCTCACTCGGCAAGCCTGTCATGACATTGGTGGAGCAATGCAACTGTTCGGCCAGCTATTATATAACCTGCCATTCCAAATTCATTGCCGCACTCACGGCCTATGATACCATCGGCTGCATAGGAACCATGATTTCCACTTGTAACTATGACGGATGGTTCGAAAAGATGGGTCTCAAACTCATCCAGGCCAAAGCCACGAAATCAGACCTGAAGAATAAAAAGACGGATGACTTGCTCAGAGGGAAACCGGAACAGTACATCAAAGAAGAACTGGATCCACCCAATGAACAGTTCCTTGCCGCCGTTCTTGCGTCCAGACCGCAACTGGGCAACCTGCCGGAAGACGATCCGGTATTCCGTGGTGAAACGTTCGATACTCCGCATGCCATCGATAAAGGGCTGGTTGACGCCTCCATGACTTTTCCCGAAGCTGTGGCTAAGGCTGTAGAACTCGGTCGCAGCTATATGGAGATTGAGAATATAAAAAGAAGTGCTCTCAACTATTTATAACTTAACTTTTGTTTATCATGAATTTAAAGGAAAGAATTCAGACCGTCCTGCAGAAACTGAATCTGCTGGACAAAGCGAAAGCCAATCAACTGACCCAGGAAGAATGGGGACAGATAGTCAACTCCTATAATCAGGAGTATCAGTCTATCCTTCAGGATGACTTGGCTGCGGACCAGGCGGCGCAACGGCAAACGGTTGCCGTCACCCAGGAACAGATTGACCAGGTACAGTCCATTCTTGGAAGTATCGTCAATCCGGTACAAACCAATTCAACAGCCACGGAAGAGGGAAACGGCGGGAATGGACCGGTGCAGACCATTTCACAGCCAGCCAACGGTGAAGGTCTGGTGCAACTGGCCACTGCTGTGCAGAGCCTGGTTGACAATATGAACAACCGCGCGGAGGATGATATCCCTTCCCGGACAGTGACAGCCGCTTCCATCATGTTCACGGGACCGGCAGACCGTTCCCGGTATCTTTTCGGTATCGAAAACCAGATGTTCTCCATGTCCGAACGTTGGAACAAGATTGCTGTCAATCCGGCCTCCGCTTCTTCTTACGGTCCATGGAATGAAGAGATTGAAGGGGCCGCTTTCCGTCGCCAGGCCGTTACTTTCTCCCGTTCACTGCAGCAGCGTTACGATTATCTGCACAGAAACGGCATGCTTGACGCCAAACGTCTGGCAGCCGGAGAATTCAGTACGAACTACGAAGGGGTGGATACAGCCGGTGTGGGCAACCAGTATGTGGTCCTGCGTCAGGACTATTTGATTGCCCGTGTACTCTCAGTCCGCGACCTCACGCAGTATTTTCCCGTCCGCTATGGAATTCAAGACCATGACCTCGTGTTCAATGCCTTCTTCTCCGAAGTTTCCCAAGCTTACCAGCAGGGTGAAATCTGGAAGGGTGACATGAAGCTTGAGAACGAGATGGGTCATGTGGATGATGCGATGATCAAGCTCAAGTTCGGTCCGATGAAAGAACTGGAGCGCATGTACATCGCTTATCTGAACAAGGAAGGCTCCGATCCTATCAAGTGGAACATGATCGAGTTCTGCATCCTGAACTCATTGGAAACTGCGCAGGTGGAGCAGAACAAACGCCGTATGCGGGGGATCTATGTCAAGCCGGAAACGGGTGTTGCAGGCAATTACTTGAACGCGTCGACCGGAATCATATACACGCTGGTCCGCTACATGCATGAGTTTAAGATTCTTCCCCATGACGATGAGTCCTATCGCAGCTACACGGCTTCCAACATGTTGGATTCCGTTCAGGAGTTTGTCGGCGATGTGGTGGCTTCCTGCACGGAAGACATGGACCTTGACCGCCACGTCCTCTATCTGAATAAAACCCATTTGCCCTGGTGGATTAAGAATGTCCGCGCCAAATATGGAAAGGACATTGATTTTTCCGGTCCGGACAGTTACCGCAATGTGGTACCTGACACGAATATGCGTATCATCTGGTTGCCTTACCTCGGCCAGCTTCCCCTCATGTTCATGGATATTCCGGGCAACCTCCAGTTCCTGGAATTCGTACCGGGAGAGATGCTCTCCATCAAGGTGAAAGAGGACATGGAACTGGTAAAGGCATGGTCCACCTGGAAAGAAGGTACCGCCGCTTCGTTCACCGGCCGCCGTTTTGACAGCCTGGAAAAACTGAAGGCCAACAATTACGAATGGCAGCAGATCTTCATGAACAAACCTGCCGTCGATATGGCAGCGGACGCGACCACTGTCGATGCTTCAAAGGGATTCTGGCAGATAACAGCGGCCAACACTGCCGCCAAAGCCATTACGGACATTACGGGAGCCAAAGCCGGTGTAGCCTACATCATTGAATGTGGCAGCACAGAGAATGCCACTACCATCGCCAAGTCGGACAAGTTCGCCGATATTACGGAAGCTTATACTCCTACCAAAGAGGGTGACTATATCATGATAATCCTGAACAGCAAGGGGAACTTCCTGGAACTGGAACGTCAGGTAGGCGGTGTACGCAAGGTGAACGCTGCACTCCAGCCCAACATTCCTGGAGTCAGATAATTGGTTGTCTATAAGAACAGATTGTTTTCAGGTAGCGCGGGGCGGGTCCACTTAAGCCCGCTCCGTTTTTTATAACTTAAAAATTAAAATTGTATGAAAGCAAAAAGAATTTCAAATCCTTTCCGTAAAGGGAACCAGGCCGCCCGTAAGATGCAGGTCCGGTTTTTCCTTTCGCTGATGGTGCTTCTGGCACTCGTGTTTATTCTTGACATGGTCATGTCTCCCGGTTCTGTGCTGGGAATTTACGGATTTTCCGGTACCACACTGGCCGCCATGATGGTCATCGGTGACGTGGACGATGTATCCGACCGTAAGACGCATGGCTCAAACATCGCCTATAAGATTTATTTGGTGGATATCGACCAGGTAAATTCCGATGTGCCCTTTCCGCTTCCTAACCAGCAACGAGAGATAAGCACCATCCCGATGAAAGCCGGACAATACATGAAGTACTTTGCGGCGCACGATATTCCCACCTACACTTCAACCGGTGAGAAAGGTGACATTACCACCAGCGGTACCAACACTTTTGTTGCCGTCATGGGCGGCATGCGTGACCAGCTGCTCGATTTCATTGAACAGCATGCCGGAGGCAAGTTCATCATCCTTTTCAAGGAAGTGGGCGATGCGCAGTGGTACATCCTCGGCAACTATGACCGTCCGATGGTACTCTCCTCCTTCGAGTCCAAAAATGACAAGGACGGGCGTTATGTAACCTATACCTTCACACGTACAAGCATTGACCAGTACTACAAGTATACGGGCGATATTGTCCGTGCTCCGGCAGCGGCTCACACGGCTGGCGCAACGGCACTTGCCATTAAATCCACCAACAACCGTTATACCATCCCCGATGGCAGTGAAGGCACATACGCCATTTCCACTGTCAGCGGATTGACAGCCAATGATAAGGGACGTTACATCACACTTGAGGGTACCGGTACCGACAAGGCGGCCACCATTGCCGACGGCAACAGCTTTGTGCTTGAGGACGGCGCCACCTGGACAGCCAAAGCGGGTTCTTCCATCACCTTCATGGTGCTTGATGCCTCTACACTTGTCGAGGTATCCGGCAGCCGTGTGCAGACAGCTTAGTAAAAAACACCTCTTACAAGTCAGCAGAATTCCCTTATAGGCAGCGTGTTGGCTTGTAAGACTTAAATCTGTATGTTATGTATAGTTTCAAAGAAAAGAAGACACATTTCGTGGCTCTCCGGAATCCGGATGTGGCACAATATGACCTTGAGTTACTGGCTAAAGAAGTTCCTGGATTTCCGCAGCTTGCCACATTCTCACGCAATCCCAAACGTTATGCCGATGATATCCTTTATGCACTGTTAGATTGTGCTACACGTGAGAAGATACGTGAGTATCGCCGGGCTATGATCGCAAAAGAGGCTGAAGATGCCGGAGAAAAGAAAACAAAAGGTCCTGCTACGAAAAAAACGGCCGAAAAAAAACAGCAAATGCCCGAAGGGGAAACAACACATACTGAAGAGACCGGTCCACATGATGACGTGGAAAAGCCTGAAGCAGCTCCGGCAGACAACTCGGCAGAAGAGTTGAAACAAGCGCTTGAGGAAGCGGAAGCCCGTGCTGAAGAAGCCGAACAGCGTGCCGATGAAGCGGAGGAAGCCAGGGATGAAGCGGAAGCCCGTGCCCAGGAGACTGAGCAGGCTCTGGAAGAAGAGAAAAAAAAAGAGCCGGCCAAAGAAACTCCGGAAAAGTCCAAAAACAAGAGGAATACCCGCAAATCGACTGGGACAACCTCTTCGACCCGCAAGTCCAAATAGCCACACTCATCTACAACGACCGTGTGGTCACTTGGAAACAGATGAAGCAGCTCGACGAAAGTCTGGAAAGAAAACCGCAGAAGCGTGACATCATGGACATGGTGGAACTGCGTATCCGTAATCTCCAGGCATTCGATGAGCTGCAATCGTTCAACGACACTGGGAAGTTCCTCTACATTCATCCGCTCATAGCCCACCAGTCAGAGAGAGCACAACTGGAGAAGCTGCTGCAGACGGACCCGCAGGAGTTCCTGCGCCTGCATAAGAACGTGACGGACAATATCCGCAGATACGAGTGTTACCTGAAACGCGCTGACAGGCAAAACAAGCGCACCCAAGACAAGGAGAATCTCCGACGTCACCGTGAACGGGAATCACTGTTCAAAACAATATTGCAAAAATTCAATTCGAAGTAAAATGGAAAAGCTGATAGAAGTATTTAATTTGGGTGGTTTGCCTACTGCCCCGCTGGATTCGTTCTTGGAGCTTCAGGAGGACTTCAAGAAGTCTGATCCTGACAAATTATCGAAACTGCAGATGCTTATCATCACCCGTGGTTTCAAGTATGCGTTCAAAGCCTGGCAGGATCCGGACGGAAAGCTCTGGATTATCGATGCCCATCAGAGACGGAAAGCACTGCTTGCATTGCGCAAGTCCGGGTTTACAATACCGGAAATACCTTATGAACCCATTTTTGCGGCAGACAAGAAGGAAGCGGTAGAGGAAATCGCAGCCTATAATTCCGAGTTTGCCACCAGGAATCCGGATACCCTGCTGTTCAAAAAATATAATATAGATTCTGACACCCTGCAGCGCTTCAACCTGGGTTATGAGGTCAAGACCACTGATTTCGGGCAGGTATCTCCCTTGTTTGCCCAAGAGCATGAGTCGGAAAATGTGCAGGAAGATGCCACCGATTTTAATGTTCCTGCATCTGAAGATACTGTAATTGCCAGACCCGGCGATATATGGTTGCTCGGCAGTCATCGGCTGATGTGTGGCGATTGCCGTTCCAAAGCGGACATCACGGCGCTAATGAACGGGCAGCATGCGGACTTGTGCGTCACAGACCCGCCGTACAACGTGAACTATGAAGGCAGTACAGAGGAGGAACTCACCATTCAGAACGATTCCATGGAAAACGACTTGTTCGCCACCTTTCTCAGGCAAGTGTTTTCTGTCATGTTCGCCGTACTCAAGCCGGGAGGATCCTACTATATATTCCATGCGGACAGTGAAGGCGAGAATTTCCGGGCTTCTCTCAGGAAAGCGGGATTCAAGATTGCACAATGCTGCATCTGGGTAAAGAATACTATGGTGATGGGACGCCAGGATTATCAATGGCAGCATGAACCTTGTCTCTATGGCTGGAAACCGGGTGCCGGACATCAATGGAATTCCGACCGTAAGCAGACTACCGTCTGGAATTTCGACAAGCCGCAGCGCAATGCCATACATCCGACAATGAAGCCCATAGCCCTTATGGCATATCCCATATCCAATTCCAGCACTCTCGGTCAGATAGTCCTCGACATCTTCTCTGGTTCCGGTTCAACCCTCATGGCATGCCAACAGATAGACCGTATCTGTTATGCTATGGAGATTGATCCGAAATATGTTACAGCCACCATTCACCGGTACCGCGCCATGTTCCCTGAACAGCCCGTCCGGTTAGTCCGAAACGGAGAATTACTGGATGTGGAACAGACAGCTGATATGATAGCTGACCAAAACAAGGTAATCCAATGAGACATGCATCACTTTTCAGCGGAATAGGTGCGCCGGAATTGGCCGCTTATTGGTTGGGTTGGGAAAATGTATTCCATTGTGAAATCAACCCATTTTGTAGACAAGTACTTAATTATTGGTTCACTAATTCAAAAAGTTATGAGGATATCACAAAAACAGATTTTAGAGAATGGCAAGGAACAATTGATGTCCTCACGGGAGGATTTCCATGCCAACCGTTCAGTGTGGCCGGAAAGAGAAAGGGAGCAGAAGATGACCGCTATCTCTGGCCGGAATTTAAACGTGCCATACGGGAAATCAGACCGCCTTGGTTGTTGGTGAGAATGTTGCTGGCATCTTATCAATGGTACAACCCAGCAAGAAGGCTGACATGGAAAGTATGCCGGCTACGGAGCATGAGGATAAACAGGAGTTTGTCATCGAAACCATCTGCAAGGACCTTGAAGCCGAAGGATATACTGTCCAACCGATTGTTATACCGGCTTGTGCCGTCGGT